GTATATGGAATCTTGAGAGCTGTAAGAATTCCAAGCAATTCTCCAAATTGTTTTCCAAATGCAAATGCAGAAGATACACCCTGTTTTGGAAAGGAGTGCACAGCCTCAATGTAAACGTGTTCTATTTTTTTAATTTTATTGAATGTCTGCACTATGGTTTGAAGATCTAATTCACTTTTTTTCTTTCCGCCTCTATCTATCTGGAATGTTGGCATGTCTAAGATTTCGATAATATTTTTGGTGTTGGTATTCAATATTGCAATTGCACCAGTGAAACCAGGATCAATTCCAACTACGTTTGACATTTAGTATTTCTTTCTTTCTGGTAGGAACCTGGTTTCAATCTCAGACCATACTTCTTTGGTAGCTTCACTTATTTGTTTGCTAATTTCCTTAAATTCATTGTCTTCAAGTTCTTTTGTATCTTTGATGATTTTGGTGATTTTCTCCTTCTTATCATAGTCCTTTTTCTTGTACCCCAAAGTATCCAATCGGCCAACCTTTGCAAGCCACTCAACATTGGCGGTCACATCGTCAATGCCATATCCAAATTCTATTGGAAAGTCACACTCCCTGAAAGGCAGACCAACTTTGTTTTTGTCACATTTAGCACGGATCATAACTCCTGTTGGGCGTTCAACACCCTTTACTGTTCTCTTCAGGATCCTTATCTGGGCAAGATATAAAACTTGGCTTGCGTAAAAATCCAGTGCCCTTCCACCAGATCTAATTGTCTGTCTGCCAAATGATGCAGATATATTGTCACGAACCTGGGATATGATAAAAATAGTCAAATTCTTTTTCGCTGTCTTCTGAGCAATACGGCGAAGAAGTTGCGACATTTTTTTGGCCTTCTCCACATTATAAGACCCCTCTTCCATGTCTCGTTCGAGTTCTGCTTTATCTGATAAGGCATCTAATGAATCCAGAACATAGATTCCTGGTTCATTGCCCATGGAATCCAAGGTTTTGTTCAGGTCTTTGAATACATCCTCCACTGTGAAACAGTTTTCTGCAAATTCTACCCTGTCCAAAGGCAAGCCAAGAGACTTTGCATAGAGTTTATCAAACGAGGCCTCAACTTCATTGTACCGTATCAGCCCTTTTTTATTCTCAGACGCAAAATTTGCAGTAGCTTCTATTGCAAGCAGGGTTTTTCCTGTAGATTTATCACCGACGATATTCACTATCCTGCCAAGGGCATAGCCACCACTGAGGACACAATCCAAAAGACAGCAGCCACTAGATGTAAATTTCAAAGAAGGAGACGGTCCGATAAAGTATCCTCGTTCTTTACCGGACTTAGTTTCCTTCAGATGTTGACGTTTTTTCAAGTTCTCGATTTCCTCTTTTTGCGATTTTTACGACCTTTTTTGCTGAGTTCCTTGAGCTTTTTTCTCACAGTATTTTTTCTTGCTGAGGGCTTTCTCTTTTTTGGTTCTTCCTCCTCTTCTTCCTCCTCCTCGTCCTCCTCGTCCTCCTTTTCTTCTTCCTCACCGTTTTCCTCTTCTCCTTCCTCTTCTTCTTCCTCACCGTTTTCCTCGTTCTCCTCTTCGTCCTCCCCTTCGTCTTCTTCTTTAATTTCTTCTTCAATGACTTCGATAATGGCGTTCCTTAGCTTTTTCGTTCCGCTTGTAGAATCTGGGTAATCTGAAGTGTCAACATCAAGACCAAGATTTTGAGCAACCTCTTCCAATTCATCGTGGTCCATCTTCTTCAGTTCTCCTTTGGTTGGAACGTTCTCTTCGTCCTCCTCCTCCTCGTCCTCCTCTTCTTCTTCCTCTTCCTCAGTTTTGCCACCAGCACAGACGTTCTCGATATATTCCTCATCAAAGTAGTTGAGGGTATCGGATATTGGATTATCGTTGATATACTCTAACCACTCTCTAGCCTGATCAGGATCATTATCCAACGGAGAAGAACGTCTGGCTATCTGAAGACCACTATATTTAGTCTTCAAACCAGAACCCTTTTTTGTGAACTCAATATCGTATCCATCTTCCGGATTATCGATTAACAGGATTTCTCCGGAATGTTTGTCGATCATAAGTTCCGCAAGATCACGGTCTATGGTCCAGGGCATAGTCCAGATTAGCGGGCCGTCTTCGGTGTTCTTTCTGTTGATCACCCAAACACCAACACGTTTAGTTGCCGTGAGTTCTTTCGAATATTCAATTTCACCCTCAGCTTCGGCCCTTTTCTTTTCTTCGCAAACCGGACAAGTCTCATCCTTCATTTTGTTCAGGCACAGATATGTTTGGCTATCGGCACCCACGCCATAGTGAACAAAAACATCCAACCCAAAGTGGTCTGCGTCGTCCCACGTCGGAGGCATGATGCGCAACTGGTAATCATCCTCCTTAAGCACCAACATCGAGAATCTGTCTTTGATGATACTGTCAAACACACCACCAGATTGATCCGCCCGCTTCTTCACCTGTTCCTTTGACCGCCGTTTATATTTGAAGCCATGAACGCTGGTACTTTTGCGTCCTTTTTTGAATTTGGATCTCTTTTTCTTCATGAGTCTTTGTCTCCTTTATCATCTGGGTTATTACCTTGCTTCTCGTCTTTAGGATAGTCATCCTTAAACCGCCTAATAAATTCGGCCTTGGCGTTGAAATAGGCTGTGCTGCCAATTCGAGAGATGATATATATAATGACGACCAAGGCCACCACATAGAGGATATATTCAACGAAAACGAAAAATTCAGGTAATCTTAGGTATTGATTTTGAACAGACATTATTAATCTTTCACCGTCTGACGTTTCGCTGCTATTTGTGCACGGTTACTTCTATGTCTTGCTTCACTTCTTCTTGGCCCGCTATGGCTTGACCCAGCATCGCTTTTTATAAAGTATCCAGCAATGAACAAATCCACGAGTTTGTTAAGCATGTAAGATCTTTGCTGAAATGAATCCTTTAATGCAGTTAACTGATTAACCCTTTTGCACGCCTTTCTGTAATGCTCCCGTGCTTCAATCCTTTTTCTGTGCACAGTTACTTTTGAAAGAATGATGGTTTCAGTTGATTTCTTCTCTCTCTTTTCAAAATCCTCCCTTATTTTTAAATCGAGATCTGCCTCGACTATGCCAAGCGTATCCTTTGTTTGGTCTCTTTTATCTATTGCATCGATCTCATCCTGGCTTATACGGTTGAAGATTTCAGATTGTCGGATAAGCTCTTCATCAAGATCATTTTTATCAATAGCAAGAACACCGTCGTATTCTTCAAGTTTAGTCGTCATTTTCTTCCTCCTCCTCTTCCTCGAAGAGGATTCTTCCTAGTGCCAAAAGAATAGGAGCCATTTTATCATTGGTATTGCACGGTTCTGAAAATGCGTCAAGTATGGCCAAGCATCTTTGAACTTGGTTTTCATTTTTAGCGCCCATAGCTACCTTGGATATATACGACGTCACGATGAGTCTAATGCTTTCAGCGTTGGTATCTTCAAGTGCTTTAATAATTTTTGTTGCTTTCTTCCATGTAGTTCCTTTGATTAACAATTGACATAAGTTGAACACGTCCTTGTTATCTTGAACCGTTCGCAAAAGAATGGCGGCTTCTTTTCTGGACGTGCAACCATCGCACATAGATAGGTAAACAAGAGCTTGCCTTGGACTTCCTTGAGCTTCCTTAGAAATGAGATCCAGAATATCCTCGTCTATGTCAATCTCTTCCTCTTTTGCAATTGTTTCAACCAAAGAGAAAATATCGTCGACAGGTACGGGTTTCAGGTTGTAGCTGAGACATCTCGTTTGAATTGTCTTCGGAATCTTTCCAGGTTCTGTAGTGCAAAGCATCCAATGCACATGGTCTGGTGGTTCTTCCAGCGATTTCAACAACGACAGAAAAGCTTGCCGGGAGAGGGCATGTGCCTCATCGATGATAATTGCCTTATTTATGCTTTCTCCAAAACCAACAAACCTAGAATTCTCCGTTACCGATCTCATGGCATCAATGCCGGTATGGGTTGCTGCATCTATTTCAAGAACGCTGGCCGACTCACAACCAAGTTCAGAGGAAACGATGCGGGCCAAGGTAGTTTTGCCAACCCCGGCTGGTCCTGTAAACAGATATGCATGTGCAGGATCTCTTTCTAGAACTCTCCGAAGAGATTTAACAACCTCGTCTTGGCCAATAACCCCGTCAAAACTTGGTGGGCGGTATTTTACGTGGAGGTCGGTCATTGGATTAATTTTTGTGTTGGGGCCATCAATTCATCACATGCCTTAGCCAGATCTGTTTGGTGTTTTCTTAAACGAGGAGGTGGCCATCTACCCTGTTCTCTTAGAAACTGTTCTAAAGAAGAGACAGTGGTAACTGGTGTACCGTCGGCAGTTTTAAGGTGTTTATAGTCACCGTCATTTGTCTTGGAAACCAATGTTCTACACAAACGATCATAATTAGATAATTTTGTATTTTTTGGGTTGCTGTCGTCAAAATAAAAATATACTCTGCTTTCTTGGTAGGTACGACCACAAAGCCCACATGTTCTATCTCCTATGGAAGAGTCAGTCATGTCATTTTCAACATCCTTTGTCATGTGCTTCTTTGTGATTTTCTTACTTTTTTTCTTTTTTGGTTTTTTATCGTCTGGATCATCTGGGAAAAAGGTGCCCATTTAATTACCCTTTTTTGATTCTAATTCTTTAAGCTCATACCGACCAGCACTTGTAATTTCCCATGCGGGGAAACCACCTGTAGTGAGCCATATTTTAACAAACCCCCACGACTCTAATTGTTTGGCAATGACAGATTCGCTTGCAGATATATAAGCATGACCACTAGATTTAAGTCCATTTAAGATGGTGTATTTATCAGTCATCGGAATAAAACTCTCCTAATTCTTTAAGTTCATACCAATTGGGACCGACGGATACCTCTACTGATATTGGAACGTTAATGAAGTCATAGTCCACCGCAAGCATCTCGTCGATAACTGTGGTTAAATATACGTCTGCGTCGTTTATAGGTATGTAAAAGCTCAGATCGTCGTGGATGTTAAGTCTTGCCTGAAGGCACCACAGGTCTTCTTCTTGAGCTATTTCAGATAATCTGTTCATTGAATCAACAACAATGTCAGATGCAGTTCCTTGAATTGGAGTGTTGATAATTTTGTTTCTTTCAAGGGGAGCGTACCGGCGGCGTCCGGTTAGACATTCAACATAGCCTTTGCGATAATAGTCTTTAATGACTTTTTCTTGCCAAGTTTTAACCCCAGGAAAATCGTCAAAAAACTCGTCCTGTGCTTCAGCAATTATCTTTTCTGGAATCTTCATGTTTTCCGATATTGAAAATGGAAGTGCTCCAAAGACAGATGCAAAGACGAAACCACCTTTGGTTTCTTCTCTAAATTCTTTCATTACATCTTTATCTTTAATGGACTTTTTACCACCGACTATTCTTGGATATCTGTATGCAAGTTTTTCTGCCTGTTCTTGATGAACATCATATCTATCCTCAATAGCTTGGCACAAACGCTTATCCTTTGACGCCATGCCTATTACTCGAAATTCTATCTGTCCATAGTCAAACTTAACAAATATATGCTTTTTAGACGGGACGATAGTCCTTCTAATTCTCTTGGATTTCTTGTCCCGTATTGGCCAATTTTGCGTATTTGGGTGGTCGGCAGATAACCTTCCTGTTCTCGTTAACATTGTATTTAGATTTTGATGCACTAATCCATCTGGCCATATGTGTTTTCCAGAATCCTTTTCAGTTCCCTCCTTATCGATACCGTCCATATAAGTGGATTTGTTGTCGGTAGCCGATCGAATTTGCAGAACCAATTTTGCAAGAGGGTGTTTTATTTTCTTCAAAATTTCTGCTTTCGAGCTGTATCCTCCCACATTACCACTGTCGTCCTTTCCTTTTTTATTGAGCTTTACTTCTTTTCGCTTTAAAACATCACGGAAAATGGATATAACGTCATTGGGTGATCCAGGATTGAATTTTTTCTTGAACCTTTTTTCAAACTTTTTGACTGCCTTTAGCTTTTTAATTTTTTGTTGGATGATATTTATCTCGTTTTCAAGTGCTTTGACTTCTTCTCTTACTGCTTTCTGATCTGTCTCCAAACCAATAAGTTGAGTTAGCACCATGGTTGGTATGCGGCGGACCTGTTCATTGTAAATTTGGATCAGCTTTTTCTTTTCGATAAGCCTCTGTTGTTTGCGGTATAATTTACATTCATATTTTGAATCCAAACCATTGTATAACAGCACAGACTCAAGTGGTTCGTTGTCAAGATTTGTGATATCAACGTCGCTAAAAGATTTTAATTTAAATCCAAAATGTTGAAGGCAAAGTGCATTAAGATTTAGAACGCCGCGCCTCTCATCCAGGCAATATGCCTGCGCCATTGTATCGGCCCACTCGCTAGCACGTAGCACGTCCCACCCATAAAAGAAAGCAAACCACTCCAGTTCAAAAGCCAGGTTATGGGCTGCCTTTACACATTTGCTCTTCTTTAGAAATTGGATTAGACAATGTTCTACCTTGCCCAATAGCCTTTTGGACCACCCAGTTTCTTTGTGGTGAAGAGCTATTGCTGTTGACCTGTTTGGCCCTGCAATGGCTACGGAAAGGATTTTAGCTCCCTCTCCATACGGCCTTATCTTTCTAAAGTCTTCACCGGTTTCTTTCGTTGCCGTTTCTATATCAACAGCAGTGTAAGGAAGGGCCGCATATTCCTTCAATCTCTTTTTGACTTTGTTAAAATCCTTCGGCCCGCTGTGGCCAGTGATAATTTCAATATCATCAAGAATCTTGGAAACATCTTCAACGACTGGTTTAGGGAGCCTGTCTAGATTTCTTATTACTTTTTTCAGATCGCGCTCAAACACCCACTCCTCATCGGGTTTGATAAGCTTTCCAGTTCTTGTATACTTCCTTTTTCTGTTTACTCCAGATGGATGAAGCATAGGAAAGAACCAGCAAACATGATTTCCGATTTTTACTGGAATTCGACGTCCTCTCCACAAGGTGATTTTATCAACGTCCAACGCCCACCGAAGAGGCACATTCCCAAATCCAAATATGGCTTTTGGTTTGGTATTTTCTATGTCACGAATAATTGAAGGTCGGCAACATTCAATCTCTTGCCATGCCGGATCCCTGTTTTTTGGTGGTTTAGTCCTAATGCAATTATTAAAGCGAAGGAAATCGTCACAATCATCTGGAAGATAATCTCTAAGAAATCGTCCTGATTCGCCAACGAATTGACGTGCTTTTTTATCTTCCTCTTTTCCTGGAGCCTCACCAAGAACATAACCTAGCGGATCATCCGCACCGGTGGGTTCCATTTTTGGAGAATTAACGTCGGCGTCATTTAGAGGACAAACTTTGCACTCGTTTCTATGCAAAGTTTCGACAGAGATTGAACGTGCTTTCGTCGTCGTCCGTTTGGTGTCGGACGCTCCAGATGGAAAGAACCACCCCACATTCATCCTTAATCGATTTTGGTTGCTACCAGATAACAATAGTTGGGATCGCTGCGGAGTACCACGCAGTTAGCCACCAGCCCTATCTCATTGCAGTTGGCTACAACCCTCATGAGAAGGCCGGGATCGGTCGCCAGCCTAATATCTGGGGCCGTCTTCGCTAGTTTCATTGGTTCGATGATGCGAGAGCCAGAAGATGATGTTGCAAGAATTGTTAGCCTTCCTTTTTTGATTTTGAAAGTGCATATACGTCCAGCGTCCTTTTCCAAGATAGCATCAACTTTTTTCAAAGCCACGATGAGTTTTGGGGGAATCTTATAAGTATTTTTCTTGTTAAGCAGCTTTAAATGTCTGTCCAATATGTCTTCATATTCAGGTGGCTCAACGGTTGGGTCTATCTCTGAATAAATAAAACATTTGCCGGGGAATTTTGCAACGATATACCCGCCCTTCTTCTTGGTTATCTTCAATTTAAGAGTGGCCTCCAGAATCTCTTTTTCTTCTTCCTCTTCATCGTCGGCACCGGTCAGTTTACTAAATGTTTGAACTAGGATCTGACAGAAGTGGTATGGAAGCACAAGTTCCAGTTCTGTGTCTGGTACGTCCTCAGTGATGATGAATCTGGATATTGTGTTGCCATCTGTAGAATACATTTCCATTTGGTTTTCCGTAATCTTCACGGTCACCCCATATCTTTCCTCACGCGATTTATCTTGGCTTGAGGATATCAAACACAGCTCCAAACCTTTTATGAAAGTTTTGGTTATGTCAATTTCCGCATCTGGATTTTTGGTATTGGGACGAGGAAAGATAAAATCGTCCTTTGGAAGAGTTACAGCCTTAAATTTGCTGCTTCCAATTTTGAAGACAAGTCCGTCGTCATTTTTAGCAGTAATATCGACCCTTTTCCCGTCACTCAAGGACAAGAATGAGTGCAGCTCGTCTCCTTTGACCGCACATTGAAAGTTTGTGCCACGTAATACTGCTCTGATGGTAGTCATGTCGTTAAACGCCACCACATAATTCTTGGTGAAACAAAAGTATCCAAGAATCGGAATAAATTCGTTTGAGGACAGTGACGGTTTTGCAAGATCAAGTGCGTTAAGAAGAACGTCTCGGTTAATTAGCATTTTTCTGTCCTATTGAGGTGTGGGTCTGCTAAGTTCCACGGCGCGGTTTAAAGCCTCTTGGCTCCCACAAAACTATGTTACTTCTTGACAGGTTTGAGTCGTCCAAGACCGTCGAGGATCCTGAGGATTTGACGCACCCAACTCCGAAGTCCGTCCACCGTTTCCTTTTTGGCCGTGAGGCCTTCCTTCTTTAATTTTTTGATAATCTTGTCGGTGGTGATTTCCTCGTTGATGCACACTTCCTCATAAACCCTGGTGGTAACGGATTTCTTCCTGGGTGTTGTCTTTTTTTCTGCCGTTTTGGTTTTCTTTGAAGTCTTCTTCGTGGTTTTCATTGGCTTATCCTCTTCTTCATTGTCGTTTTCTTCTTCATCATCGTCACCAGGGTCCTCGGCGTCCGCCAAAGCGATGATAACAGCGTTCCTTTTTTTGCTGAGCTTCTCATAATCATCAAGATCAACATCGAGTTTGTGGTCGTCGATGACTTTTTGAAGGGCCTTAGACTTCATTTCTCTGACCGTGTCTTCGTCGGGAAGTTCAACTTCCTCTTCTTCCTCGTCTTCGTCGTCCCCATTATCCTCTTCTTCCTCGTCTTTACCCTCCTCCTCCTCCTCTTCTTCCTCGCCGTTTTCCTCTTCTCCCTCTTCTTCCTCTTCGTCACCGTTTTCCTCTTCCTCTTCTTCCTCGTCTTCGTCGTCCCCATTATCCTCTTCTTCGTTCTCTTCTTCCTCGTCTTCTTCTTCGGATTTCATGTCTGGGAAGTCCGGTATAGGTTCCTTGGCATTTAGTGCATCAATGGCTTCGATAGTCCATTTTTGCGTTTCTTCTTCAAGCTTTTCAAAATCGTCATCATCAAGCTTTCCTGGTGCAGAAGCTCGAGTCAAACGGCCAAGAAACTTGGCGTCATCTTCCTTCTTCTTTTGAGTCACTGATGTTACTTTGATCAGTTCTTTCAAAATTTTACTGCTTTTTGGATTTAACACTTGCTTGTCTCCTTTGTCTTTGGAAAATAGTTATCTTCTGTTAACTATACGTCTGGGTTTTAGCAGGTTCTGCATTCTGAAAAATCAACCAAAGTGTTTGCTAAATCTAAGAACAAGATTAGCTGTTTCAGAATCACATTTTGCTAATCTACAAAGCAAATCATTTGTAGTTTCTCTGGTGCGCAGTCCTTTTTGGTGTTCAGCAACACGGTTCCAACGAACAGAGTTTTCAGATGCAAACCGTCCGCCACGAAAGGATCCTTTTGGGTGGCGCTTTATAAAATTCTTTTTTACCTTTTTATTCATCATGATTGAAAGTGGTTTTCGTATCTCCTTTGGTGCTTCGTTGGCTAATACGCTTAAAAGAAGTTCCTGCATCTCCTTTGGTGCTTCATTGACTACCACATTAAAAATCATTGCAACTTCGCTTATCGGGTCTTTCATGGCCCTTGCCATTTTACTATAGCAATCTTCAGCGTCGTTATCATAGTCACACTCGTGCACTATTACTTTCCGTTCTTCCATACGTTTCCAAGAAAGACTGTGAAAGTGGTTTACAAGGGAAATCTTGAAAAGAGACATGAAGTGTTGAGGTTCTACAACCTCAGGATATTTATCTGCAACGTATCGGAATTTAACATAGGCTTCTTGATAGAGGTCGTCAAAATCGAGGAACGGCGTAAACCGCCATAAATTTTGTTTTATATAGTTAACCGCCCATCCAGCTATGGGGCCGTCGAATTCTGGTTCGAACTTAAGTGTACTTCGGGACCGTTTTTTGCATCGACCATTGCCTGCCTGCCTCGACATTGTAAACCCCCATAGATGATGAAATTTGGAGTGGAGTGGTCGGCTTAACCGGACGCTGGCCGACCAACAGCGTAGAGAAGACGTGGGTCCAATTGTCCATAAACCCACAGGCACCGGTTTTGCCTAAATACAAGAAATGTTTCAATGGGTTCTTCACGGTTTGTCTCCTCTGATTTTTACCAATAGCCTAAAAATGCGTTGCCGTAAATAACTATTTTTTATAACGAGTTAGAACTTATAGACGCGATATTTGACGAGGAGTCAAGCTGCCTGGGTCTTCTACTCCAAATCTTTGAATATCCAGAAATTTAACAGGCCTCGAAGATAAACTTGACGCAATATTCATCATGTTGTGCAATTCTCCAACGTCGAGAAAAACATAGATTTCGTGGTACTTTTGCATAAGAGACTGGATTAACAAACACTGTTCTTCTGTTGCGGAAGAACTAAAAAGGCAAGTCGCACGTACTCCTTTTTTCCGTCCGTAGAAGTCAATTTTTAAGGCGTCCATAGGTCCTTCCGTGATGTATAACTTTTTTCCTTCCTGTGCCAATAATTCAGGATAATTGAAAAGGGTGTGCTTGATGTTCATCAACGCTGGCGGGTCCCCAGTCAGATTTGCTTTGTCTAAATTATGGGAAAGGGTCTGGTATCGAATTTTGGCTTTGGTTATGGACCTGCCAGTCCATCCAACCAAGACGTTCCTTTCCATATGGATTGGAAAAATAAGTCTGTGTTTCCACCTTCCGACCATGCAATATCTTAAGCCATAACTACTAACAAGTGCTTTTATGTGCGGTCTCAAAAAACCACGTTGGATAATATATTTCACAAAACGTCTTCCAAAGCCACTGCTAGACACTTTTTTGAAGCCCTTCAAAAGTTTCAACGGTTGCATTTTCTCTTGATTATCTGGTGGATCGACAGAAAAATTTCCAATTATTCTGTCAAAATCCTCAATTCTACCTGTAGCTGGCTCTGTCGAACCTAAAATATTTTCAGCTTCATAATAAGAACAGCCAAGAAGTGCAGCTATTAATCTAGGAGCTCTTTGGAAGGACCCTCTGTGCGCTTTGTTTCTCCAACATCCCCAAACACCAGTTTCCAAGTGAATACCCAAATGATGTGACGGGTCAGCATGACCACAAAACGGACAGCGAATGTTGATATTTTCACGGGCGACGTTGGGACCTGAAGTAACGTATTCTATCCTGTGCCGATTGAGGAATTGAATCCAATCAAACCTAGCCATTATCAGTATTTCCTACCTTTTTTCTTATCAGAATATCAAATTTTCTGCTGACGCGACTATAAACTTGATATATGTAGGTAAATTAGGTATAGTCTTTTCACAGAACAGAATGTGGAAAGAAATGATCAAGTCACCTACAATTTTTGATTTTATCAAGCAATTCCCTGACAATGACACATGTATTGAGTATTTAATGCAACTTCGTCATGGTAATCCGCTTGATTGTCCAAAATGTAATAAACACGGAAAGTACCATCGACTCCGTAAGGAACTAGCCTATGAATGTCAATGGTGTGGTCACCATATTCATCCGATGGTTGGAACTCCTTTCCATCGTTCTCATGTACCGCTGCAAAAGTGGTTCTACGCTATGTACTTGTTCACCACGACGCGACATGGCGTGGCAGCAAAAGAGCTTGAGCGACAGCTTGGCGTCTCCTACCCTACCGCGCTTAGAATGGCCCACATAATCAGGGAATATATGGAGACCGTAAATGGCAATCCGCTGCTGTCTAATCATGTTGAAGTTGACGAGACTTATATTGGAGGACGACGGCGAGGAAAAAAGCAAGGATTCACCGGACGCGGTGCTAGGGGAAAAATCATCGTTATGGGCATTGTTGAACGCGGGGGTAAATTGTTCGTTAAAGTCATTCCCAATGCTTCGGGTATGAGTCTTATTCCGCCGATCATCGAGCGTATTGAGCCCGGTACCATAATCAGCACCGATGAATGGTCGCCGTATAAAGTCCTTGCGGCTCTCGGGTACGATCACCGGACGGTCAACCATGCGCGTAAGCAATGGGTAGAAGGCGATACCCACGTAAATAGTCTTGAAGGCTTTTGGTCGATGCTCAAGCGGTCGATTAAGGGAACCCATGTTCATGTCTCTAAGAAGCATCTTCCGAAGTATCTCGGCGAGTTTGAGTTCCGCTATAACCTTCGGAAGCATCCTGGCTTGATGTTCGCCCGTCTTCTAGCAGCCCTCGCGACATAGCGTTTAAAAGGCGCTCAAACCGATTTCCTTTAGACTGCAAAGGATTTTCCTTGGCAAACTGCTCAAGCTTTTTGCTCTTACGGGCTTCTTCGAAGTTCAGGTATTTATTACGTGACATTAGCAATACTCTCCATTTCATAGTTTATCTTTCAATAATATTCCAGTAGAAGTAAACTCTTCAATTCCATTAACTAAGGAACTTAACTATGACCAAAGTTATATCGTTCTATAGCAGTCAGAATCCTGGAGTCTACCATACGTGCTCAAACTGCACGGAAGGTGATAATATCCAACCTGAATATAAGAAATCTGGAACCGGCAGCGGACGAAAGTGCAAGAATTGCGCTGATCTTGAAAACAGTGGAAAGTGCTAATCATCATGTCTGACAGTCGGACCGTCCTGCAATTCGTAACAATGATCACGTATGATTTCACCTAGAGTAGGGAGACTTATTCCCCACTTCCGGGCCAACCATTTGAAAGTCATTCCACGTTCGTGGATTTCGTAGCATAAGATTTCATCAAAGCTACATCCACAACCCGTTGGATGTGCCTTATATTGCTCTTCTATTGAACGCCTACAACGTTCGATAAAGGATTCTTGCCTAACAATTTCAACCATTTTGGAACTGATCCACTATTCGGTAGATTCTTATCCATTTATTTCATTTTTTGGTCTATACTAATCCTTGTGCTTAGCCGCACCGAAAACGAGGTACCCGCTACGTCGGGTGTCCTGACAAATACAATACCCATATACCCGAGGCTGGCTGGAAGGCCACTCTCATGGGAAATAGTCAGGGCGTGTTTAACCTCGTTTTCACGCGGCTAACCACCCGACACCAGGGGGTTAGAATTTCCTGGCATAGTATATATACCTGGTATAATACACATGCACCTATTCATATGTATATATTCAGAAAAAAGAAACGAGGTTTTTCCAATGAAAAATCATGTCAAAAGAATCCTGCATCTACCAATCGTCGGTATGTGTCTGTTATTGATAGGAGCGTGTACCAAACTCCCGTATCAGTATAAGGCGATCGACGGTAAACTCGCTTGGGTAAACACCAAAACTGGAGAAGTCATCGACGCTATAGACCCAAAGGAGTCCAGCGCATTCGACCTCATAACAGCGGTCCCTATCATTGATATTAAGACGTCCGGCTTTAATGAAGCAGCATACAAACAAGACGCCCGAGAGTGCCGGGATCTTGCACGGCGGGTAAAAAGCCGAATTTTAGAATCAGCTCTGAGCGCTGCGATTGTCGGCGCGGCGACTGGTGCTGCTGTTGGGGCTTCTATGGGTATTCCTCTAAGAGGGGAGCTATGGTCGGCGCAGCGGGTGCTGGTATTCCCGGTCTAGCTTATGGTTATACCTCAACAATGACGAAAAGAGATGTTGTTTTGGTCAGATGTCTAGAGGGCCGTGGGTATAAAGTTCTTGGTTTGGAATAAGTCGCGGGATAGTCGCGACTATCTAAATCCATGAAATTCCCAGAACCCAATGCGCTGAACCAATACGCGAACCAGCGAACTTTCCTGGATAACTTTGCACATTTGAATCGTATGAACGATTTAGTTTATATGACCAAATCTATCGCGGACACATTTCTTAATAGATCATACGGCGATCAAAAAACTACTGGACAAAAATTAGAATTTCTTACCTACAATAAACCTGTTTTTCTCTTTGCCACATTACCTCGGTCTGGTTACAATTGGCTGATGAGCCTCGTTACTTCAACATCCGCCTTCATGGAGAGCGGGGATGGAACCGTCTTTATTAAAAACGATAAATATACACACCACGTAAAGGTGTTCCGTTCCTTGGATGTTGATGGCTTCTTCGAAGATTCTCATTGTAACTTGTTCCATACTCATATGCCGTTTTATCGAATCAAGACTTTTGCAAAATACCGTGCGAAAAAAATTGTTCTTGTAAGAGATTTGTTTAGTCAACAGATTTCCAACTATTTTCACAAAGGCTTTGGAATCGGATATGCCGATGAATATTTCGAATCCCAACAACCAATGTTTGCTATAGACTTTATGAATAGTTGGGGAGCGTTCTCAAAAGACAAAGACATTCTCTTGATCCGTTTCGAAGACCTTAAGGAACAAACCGCTGATACTCTTAAAAAAGTTATGGGTTATGTCGATCTTCCGTTTTCGGAAGAAGCTATTCACCAAGCAATTGAACAAAACCAAAGCATCGTGAGGCAACTCGGGGCGGGATCAAGCCGCATAACTTCTGAGAAGAAATCCCCATTCGACAGATGTAGTTTACAACGGCTAGGATATTTGATCTCGGATAAACTTCGGTTCGATTTTGGGTATGATTTTGAGGGTATACTCACAACTAATTTGAAACGGCTTTAAATTTATTGTCTAAAGTTAAATTTTTGATTGGTTTATCAATAGGATTAAAGCGCCTAATTTATTTTATACATATGTTAAGTTTATAATCACGTGTTAAGTTTATAATCACGTAAAATTATTAGATAAACCAATATAGACTTTGCCAATATAGCGCATAATGCGTATTAAACTTGGTTAGCCATCACTGGGTCTCCACAGGACTCCGTTCTCATCCGCTTCCCATCTTCTACCTTTCAAAATACTGAGTTTTCTTTTAGTGTTGTCTGTCAAACTAATGTTTGCATAATTAGCGAGAATGTAGAGAAGGATCTGGCAATCTGCACATTCCTCACCAACGCTATCAAGATTTTTGAATTTATTCTTTGCAAATGCCTTGTCCAATTCCTTGTTAACAGCGTCTGTCATATCTGACGGTGAAGCACCACAGGCTATGCACAATTCAACAACCTCATGAAGAAGTCTAATGGCATGTCCAGGAAGGTTATTTTCTGATTTGCAAAACCCACCGCTGGATAAATGCCAATCTACCACGTCTAAAAACAGGAAGAAGCTCTTTTGGTCTTTCAGATCCATTTTTCTTTTCCTTCTATAAGTGCTTGAAACAGGTCTTTTCCTTCTTTCAAGTATTTGCGGATCTTCTCGTCCACTGAATTTTTCATTATGATGTCCATAAAGAAAACAGTTTTATTCTGGCCCCAACGGTAACATCTCTTCTCTGCTTGGACTCTGTCTATTGGAGATACCGGGCTTTCAAAGAAAACCACATAGTTCGCAATTTGAAAGTTGTTTCCCTTGCTGACTGACTGATGATTTGCCACAAGATGACGGCACTCGGGATCATCGAGAAACTGGTTTATTACTTTGGATTTGTTCTTCGCTCCTCCCCATATGCGAACGTGCCGAATTCCCAACTCTTTCAACTTGGCGCTGATCAATTCACCGGTGAAGACAAACTCGTGGTAAATTACGATTTTTGAGGTGGTTGGGGCTTCCTCTAAAATTTGAACAAGTGCGTCGAGCTTTGGATTGTCATCAAATGTCAACTTGGCTTTGACATTGTTTTCGTCTTTGTAGCCGACAAAGCCGGATGCGATTTGCCTCATTTGGACGAATGAATTTTCCATTAATTGGTAATTTCTTTTGGCTTTAATGACTTTATCCACAATCCGTTTATAATATTGATGGGTATCCACGGGGAAGGAAACTACTATGTCTATCGGAATTGCTTCCGGAAGATCTATGCACTCTTTCTCGTTGTATCTGATGGAGCAGTTTTTCAAAACCTTGTTGAGTTTCTTCTCTTTCTTTCTATCAAACGTCCAGTCATCAAAACCAGTAAAATAGTTCATATGTGGCTTAAAGAAACATTCCCGAAATATTCCCAACGTTTGGCCAAGAGTTTCTCCTCTATCAATAACATAAAACTGTGCCCACAAATCTATCGGGTCTCTTCCAAATGGAGTTCCTGTTAATGCAAATCTAACTTCGCACGAATTTGCAATCTTACTGCAAGCACGATAGGTTATAGTTTGCCAGTTTTTCACCGCCGTCGATTCATCCAGGATTATGGCATCGAATTTGTCATAAAATTTTTTAAGCAACCCATCTGAAATTACTCTCTTTCGTTTCCTGGTGCCCGGCAGTTTAACAAGATCAGTTACCATAGCCACAAACCCAGCATAATTTATGATGTAAACGTCTGCCGGATCCAGAAGCGCCACATCACGTTCGTGCCTTGTGCCTTCCAAGGCAGAATAGGTTAGGTCAGGACGATGTTCTTTTATTTGCCTTACCCAACCATCGATGTTAATTAGATTTGGAACGAGAACGAGAGCCGTCTTTATTTCTCCAACGGTTATCAGGTACTTCAAAATATCCAGAATGAGCTTGGTTTTTCCAAGGCCCATATCCAACAGGAACAAGAACTTGAGGAGATTTACTCCCAATAGAAAGCAAGCTTTCTGATGCTTGCGTGGTTTGGTGATGAACTTCGGACGTGGGTGGAGCCGTTTTAGCTCCTGCTCCAGTTCCTTTGTAGACGCTTTTTTGACCCAATTATAAGATTCAAGCTCTCTGTTTAGGAATTGCTTTTTTGCTGATTCAAGAATCGGCATAAGTTTTCTCTTGTGCTTTAGGGATAGGGATCGTTCTTTCCTTTCTCTTTTCTCTCGCAGTGGAACTGTACCAGGCCTTGGAATCTTGCTCTCCAGATGTTTCTTGTCTTATTACATTCTGCTCTGGTTTCAAATGGATTTTTTATATTTGGGAGTTCCGTCCAGAAACATTGCGTTGTTGTATTTGGTGGACATACTTGCATGAGCAGGACGAATACAAACTCTTTCACACGATCTCCCGTGCTTTCAACGCGGCTATCGTCAGGGCTAGGGCGGGCTGGTTAAAGTCGGCTTGTCCAAGTGTCGTTATATCCCCGCCATCATGTAGAGAGACATTCGCTTCATCTGCTGGTGGTGGGTGTAGTTCCATATGAACTATCCACCCCTCCAACACCAACGTCATGGCGTCGTCCATTGAGGTGGTCCAGTGGGGGAACCCCCAATGCAATACCGATGCTTCAGGGTGGTTGGCTAAAAA